TTCCTTCGCGAGACGGAAGAGGGGGAGAAGCTGCGCTCCTTGCTCTCCAACCAGACCAAGGAAAGCGCCTCTTTGCCTCTCGAATGAACCACCAAGGTTCCTGACAGCTTCCCCGATAAGGTCAAGCTGCTCGATAGGAGTCTTGCCATCGAATTGCTCGACGGCTAGTCCAAGGTCTTCAAACTTCTTCCTAGCCTCTTCACTTCCGTTCTTCGCCGCCGTGATATTGACTGCTAGGCTATTGACAACCCCACTAACCTGATCGATAGTGTTGCCACTGGCTTTAAGGGCGATGTCGAGTTTTTGGGCTTCTTGAGTTGTGATACCGAATATGTTGGCGATGTCAGTTATCTCGCGAGCCTTTTGGAAGCCAGCAGCCATAACAGCAAGACCAGCGACGATTGCAGCGGATACAACAGTGAAGGCAACCATCGGCCCCTTCGCAAGCGTCATCAGACCAGATCCAAATTTCTTGAACTGATCCCTTATCTTGGCGACGACAGGGCCAAGGCTACTCAGCCCACTCTTCATCCTATCGATGCCTCGACCAGCAAACTCTTTCACTCTGGAGGCAGTATCTTTAACGGACTTGGCAAAGCCTTCGAGGGACTTGGCACCCTTGCCGAACTGTCCGGCCATGGCTTTGACAGAATCGGACAGCTTCGTGGTGGCGGTGTTAACTGTCTTCTGGATCTTCTCTACATCAACGAGACCATCGACAATATCACCGAAGACCTTGATAGCTTCCTTGCCATCTGCGTTAATCTTGATCGTGTAGGATGAGGTTCTAGCCATAGGTTGATTCTCGCATATTTAGAGGAAAAACGTCTCAATGTAGAGAAAACCCCTACCGCATCTCAGCAGTAGGGGCTTGCTCTAAACGACCCTTTGCCACCCGGAGCCACCGGCACCCGGTGTATGTGCCTTGCTTACCTTTGCTGCTTTTCGTGCGTTTGGTGCCCTTTCTAGGAGTGCCGCTAACCACTTAGCCATCTCCAGAGCGTGAAGCTGATCTCGAATGAGGGGTAGTCGAGGTGTGTAGTAGGTATACATTCCGTCTGGAACCCAGTAGAGTCTGCAAGCTAACTCAAACCTAGCTGGTTCAACGAAATAGACAGCCTTCTTGATGCGCCCCTCATCCTCTGGGATTTCACTCTTCTCCAAGCACATCGTCAAGAAGGCGTAGAGTGGTGGGGCTTTGAGGCTTTCGCCAAACTCGTCGAATGGACAGGTTTTGTACCAACACTCCGTATCATCCTCTCTGAACCTTTGTGCTTCCCTGCATTCATCGCAGGACTTTGGCGAGTTCTCTTGGTGAACTCGCATCACGAAGGCTTCTATTACTTTTTTACTTCTTCCTCTTCCTCGATGTCCTCTTCACTGCCTTCGCGAAGAGCGTTCATAATCTTATCGCTCCACTGGTCACCGAAGGCGTTCGTGTGAATCCAGACGGCGAGTTCGTGGGAGTAGGGAATCTCGTAATCGGCGGGACGATCCTCTTCGTCCTCGATCTTGAACTTCGGAGGAAGGATCGCAGAAAGGTTAGCGACGGTGCAACCTTCCCAGCCGGAGATAGCCTTACCCACCAGAGCGTCGGTGAACTTGGCTTCGTACTCACGATCAGCCTTGCTGCCATCGCGAATACCAGCGGGTCGCTTCATACGGGAGGTGAGGCGACGGAAGTCCTCAACACCCATGCGGTTGATGAAGACGGTGAACCAAGGCTCGCCCATTCCGGCCTTGGTGAGTTTGAGACGGATAGGTTCCTGCACTTCGCGGAACGACATACCCTGTGGAAGAACTGAAGACATAGAATACTCCTTTTGCTTTGCTCGTAATGCGTTGAGGTTAGGTACTAACCGAAGCCTCCGGGGCGGCAGAATTACCACCCCGAAGGCAACGGCATTTGGTCAGTAGTCGGTCGGACTCAGGGATGATCTAAATTAGACAGCCTTCTTGAAGACGAGGCTCATCTCACCCTCGTCGGTGTTCGACCAGAGTCGATAATCGAGAGAGAGAGTATTGATCCCATTGTCGCTGCTTCGAGCGATATTGGTCAACTGAGGCGTGGTCACAGTCAACTCAATCTGCTCAGTAGCGGAGGTCGCGTGCGTGAAGACGATGCTCTTCGACGGAGTGCTGTACAGATCCGTCCAAGGATCAAAGCTACCCAACGAATCTTCTTCGATGGTGACGTTCAGCGTAGGGGCACGCTCAGTGATGTGGAATCCACAGAAGCCCTTATCAGCATTCGCGTCGTTTCGCTCTGCCATCGTGGTAGCCCAGTTGAGAGTGAGCGAGCGAACCTTCGGAGTGAAAGCACCGATGGTGATCTGCTCGTTCTCGACGAGGACTTTATCATCAGTGGGGTACGCCACGCCGCTGATCGAGCCAGCAGACGGAACCTGATACAGACCCATCATCTGGAACTGAAGGTCAGGCTGTGCGCCAGCGTTCATCGTAAGCGTGTAGTTGCCGTAGCACCCATCGACTTTGTGGAGGATATTGTCTGCGTAGATCCACAGACAGACCGACTCAACCCCGGTGGTGAGAGGGGTGTAGACGGTGGAAGACGAGCTAGCATCCGTTCCAATCGCCTCACTCATGCCACAGGCTTTGAGGAGGTTGGAGAAGAAGGGACGCGAGGAAGTCTCGCCAGTGGTATCAGTTGCCTTCGAGGCAGTCATAAGGACCGTCGAAAGCGCCACCGTGGCGGTGGAACGACCAATCAGAGCCTTCTGAGGAGTCAGAGATGCCCGAAGGGCGGGCTGATCAACGACATTGATCGACTGAGAGTAGACTGCTGCACCATCACCGAAGAGGAGGAGCGCGTCATCAGCGAGAGCAGGAGTCTCGCCGCTGTCGTAGGACGCTTCACTCTTCGCAGTGACAACAGTTCTGCGTGAAAGATTAAGAGCCATTAGTTTTGTTCTCCTTGAGGTTTGACCGACTTTCCCTTGGAGTATCCCAAGGGTTCTACTTACCTTAGCATAGTTAGGGGAAAAATGTCGGCTTTTTAGATTGTTGAGATAGGGACTAGCAAGAAGGCCCCAAAGGATTTTACACCTTCGGGGCCTTCTGTTTCACCTAGAAGGAGCTAGGTGCTCACCGAGCGATATGCTCAATGGTATGTCAGTCAGTCCTTATCCTACGACGATTGTCGCGAAGGCGTCGGGGATAGCCGTGACCTGAGCGAAACGCTCGCTTGCCAGAATGGCACGCTTGCGGGACGCGAAGTACACGCTATCGTCAACCTCAACAGCGAACTGCTGACGGTCACCGAAGACTCGCTTCGTGAAGTCCCCATACACACCGAACTTCAGTCCGGTAGCGTTGGTGGTGGGCATCGTGGTCGTGAGATAGACCGGCGAGCCAAGGAGACGACCGGGGAGGGCCTGTGGCACGTTAGCCATCGCCCAATCACCCATTCCACTCGACCAGTTGGAGGCGTAGATGGGGTGACCATTATCGTCCTTCAATCCAACGATGTACTGGAAGACTGCGGGATGGAAGACCCAAGTTCCGCTGCCGATGACGTTGGCATCGACCTTGAACTTGAGAGCAACAAGCTCATCGAACGTCACTGCGCTGTAATGCGTGGCAGCAATCGTGGTGGAGAACGAGGCGTCCTGCACAGCGCCAGAGAAAGGCGAAGTGGCAGAGAAGCACTGCTGGTTCTCTTCCTTAGCCATGGCCTCCGCGAAGAGTTCCGCGAGAACAGGCTCGATGGCGATGATGGAGTCGGCGTTCAGATCCTTGCTGACCGAATCGAGACAGACGAGAGTCTCGGAGTCAAGCTGCGGGGTGCCGAACTGGACGTAGGAAACGTCCTCAGAGATCGCACTTCCTTCAGTGAACCACGCGGTCGCGGGGCCACTTGCGCGAGTCGGAACGTCCATCTTGTCGCGGGCCATCGGCACAACGCGACAGATCTGACGAGCAATCGACTTCTCAGAGACGATGCGAACAACGTCAGGGAGAACCTCATCGGGGACGAGGATACCACCCTGCGCCTCGACACCCTCATTCTGAGAGGTACGAGTGTAGGCTTCGTCAACCTTGAGGCCCATGCTCTTACGCCAAGCCTGAGTGAAGACTCGACCGTAGGCGTTCACGCTCTCCTGACGGGAGCGGGGTCCGGCGGGAACGAAGTTCTTGTCACCGGAGGGGAGATTCTTATCGAGGAAGTTGGCACGCTCCTCAAGCGCATTGAGGCGACCAAAGATCTCGTCCTTGACCTCGCCATTGTTCTTTGCGGACTGCTCAACCTCATGCTTGACTTCCTTGATCACGTCAAGAACGCGGTGGAGGTTGCCGCCCTTATTGATGATTTCAGCCACTGTGTGACTCCTTTCCTTGGTTGGGTTTGTCAGATACTTGTCTTACGTCAAAAGCCACCGTCGTTTGATCAGCAAGATCCGACTGGGCCACTACAGATACCTTACCATAAATCTGAGAAAAACATCGTTTGAATCTGGAGCTAGCAGATAATGCCAGTTCTGCCCCTGCCTCTAGGACGCACTAGGAGCTTCGGAGAAGCACCAAAAGCCAGCATTAGGGCATCTGCCCTATCAGGTGATTTTACGCCCCTCTTGGCGGCAACCTGCTTACTCTCAGCCTGTATTTGCCCCTTGGGGGTGAGGGAATACCTGATCCCTGCAAGCTGCGAGATTAGGGTATCGTCGCGAGGGATGGCGATCTCGTCATTTTTGAAGGATTGCCCAAGGTTCCAGAGTAATTCAGATCTCAGGTTGAAGAATCTCTTGGGATCTGAAGCCGCCCTACCTACGTTAACTCCCATTACTCGAATTCCTTGATCCTTGAGATGTGAGACTGCGTGATAACCTATCCCTACTTCGTCTGCCAAGACTGTGATGTCTGGAGGATAAGAAGATAGGCGATTGATGATCCAGCCCCTTGGGTCAGTATCCTGAGTAGCACTGATTTCGACAACCCTGTTACCTCGTCTTACAACGAGGACTGTCTCGTCCTTACCCGGACCAGCTAAATCAAGTCCAGCTACCAGAGTATCGTCGTCTTCATCTTCTCTGGCTGTGTCGTAGCGACGACAAGCGGTTTCGAGACAATGCAGAGGAAAGAAGACATCATCAGACTGCGACGGGAACTCGCCTAAGACGCGAGATTGCCAAAGAGGTGATTCCTCGCCCCACTCCTTCAGCCTGTCCCTAACCCAACTTCTGGTTGTCAAACCTTGGATCTGAGACTCTTCGAGAGTGCTGTCGTCAGCCTCCAGCAGCATCTTAGGAGTGAAGCCTATGAGGTTTGGAGAATCGAATGCGCTGATGACTTGCGTGTGCCACAAGTCACGGGAAGATGTGAAACACGAATGGAAAGGGCCAGAGGGATTGGTTGGATTGCCGATTGCTAGAATCTTGGCGTTACCCCCTGCTCTGTTAGCTTCTGCCGCCAGCCAGATGTCTGCGTCTACACCAGTAGCTTCGTCTAGGATGATAAGGATGTCCTTGGCGTGGTGTCCTTGGAATCTATCCGGCGAATCCGTACTGAGACCGACTGCGAACCAATCTGGTCTCATCTTTAGCTCTGTGTTGAGCAGTTCGCCGCCTAGAGGAATTGTTGCTGCCTTGTAGGCAGTAGCTATCTCTGACCAGAGAAGACGCTGGACTTGGGCGAAGGTGGGAGCAGTGGTGATAACCCTGCTACCGGGGTGTACCAGCAGGAAGGCCAGCGCCGTCCTAGCTGCTGTATATGTCTTGCCTACGGAGTGCGCTGCGCGAACTGCAACGCGAGGGTGGTCGAACACAGCCTTGACAATATTTGCCTGTTTCTCCCAGAGCTTACTGCCAAGCACGTTCTCGATGAACCAAACAGGGTCTTTCCTGCCTCGCTTTAGTATCTGCTTGACATTCTCGACTTCGCTATTCTTCGTCTTCTTCGTCATCAAGATCGTCTAGGTCATCCATGTCGCTAAGGTTGACCTGTGATTCGAGCTTCTCTTGCTCTTCGTAATCTACGTCGATTGCTTCGGCAGCCTCTTGGGCCAGAGCAGCGAAACTGATCGGCCCACCACCTTCTCCGGTGATCTCTTTTCGCTCTGTGTGGTTGAGCCAAGACTTCTGCTTGGCGAGATGAATCTGCGCTGCTACGTTGTTCTGATTGACTGCGTTGTCGAATAAGGCGCGACGAAGTGACATCCTGCCGTGATCCCTGCCATTCTGCCAAACCTTCAGCAGTTCAGGGTCGGAGCGAAACTGCGCGATTGAGATACCAAGGATGCTACAGCACTCGCGTTGCGTACATCCAACGCTTGCCATCTTCGACAAGGCGGCGGTGTCGATCCTTTGACCAGTTCGACCTTTAACCTTCGTAACCACCAGAGAACGCTCAGGAGGAAGTACCTCCATCTCTGATATGTCACGAAGAGAAGGGCGCTTACCCTCCCTCAGAACTCCATCCTCATCGAGAAGTTCTTCTAGGTCTTTTAGATCCTTTTCAGACACTATTCGTCTAATGGCTCTTCGCGCTCTTCAGGATCTTCGGCGTCAATAAGCTCTTCACCCTCTGGGGTGGTGAAGCTACTTACGGTAGGGTGAACGAATGCTGCTGGTCTGCCGTGCATCCAGAGAATAAGGTGTGGTTCCCCTAGCTTCTCTGCGAGTTCCTGCAAGCCACGCTCATCCCTTGGGTGCTCGACAAGTACAACTTCCCTGTTGTTATTGGAAATGTCTTGGTAGCTAGCGGATGCCTTAGTTACGATGCAGTTCTGTAGGATGAATGGATTGATCGGATCTCTGTTCATGGTTTCATTGCTCCTTTTCTTTGAGCTTTTTAAGAAGCTCACGGTTCTCTTGAAGAAGTTCATCGATTCTGATCCTCAAACGCTGGATTTGGCGATTCAGATGGCGAATCTGTGCCGCTAGTAGATTTTCTCTTGCTGTCACAATTCATTATACGCGACAGCGAGGAAAAACGTACTATTTTCGCGCTCTTAGTGACTCTCGCGACTCTTCACTTAGTGCAACCCTGATTGGTCTGCCGTCGATCTCTACGCCATACAGGGATAGGATGTCTTCCCCTGCGTCTCGCGTCAGAATCGTGGCAAACCCGAAGCCCTTGCTAGACCCATCTACGTTAGATGGGATCTTAACGACGCTTACGCGCAGTCCCTTCTCGATGAGAAGCTCTCTAAGGGATGTCTCGTCCAGAGAGAAGGGTAGATTGCCAAGGAATAGGGTTACTTCGGTGAAGGATGCTGGTGAAATTGGTCCTTTAGACATAAGAAGTCCTTTCTACTGTTCAAAAAACTAGAATGGGGAAGCAGGATCGCTCCCACTCCCCCATAATAGCACAGGTCAAAGAAAATAGGTCAGGTTGTGGTTGTGTTCGAGGTCAACTCGTCGAGCCTTGGGTCATCACCGATCATCGCTCGAAGGTACCAGATAGCCTTCTCGATGTCTTGCCTAGTGTTCCCCTTGTGCTCCGCACGCCAGAGGTACTTGAGAGCGTTGCCACGGCAATAGCTGCGGAAACCCTCGTCGCCAAGGGCAGCCCTAATGGCATCAATCGCCTCGATACCCGTGTCGTTGTAGTGCGACGGGGAATAAACCATGCTGTCTCTGTCTTCTTTCACTTTGAATGCACACTTCCTTGTCTTAGCCATCAGTGCAGGAATCCTTTCTCTGGGCGACGAGCCATCAATGCTTGAAGCTCTTTCTCCATCTTCTTACCCTCAACCATGCTTACGTTGTACATCGTATGCTCACTGACCACGAACACGCACAGTTCGTTCGTCTTGTTCTTGAAGCTAGATACGAATTCGACTGGATCGTCCAAGTCATCAAGTCCTAAGATGATATTTACAGCGATGTGATCATCTTGGATTTCCTTCCCAGCCTCGTTGACAGCGAATGCGAGATCGTCTGGGGATAGGAGGTCATCACCGGACCATCCCTTGAGGCGAGATACTGAACTGCCAAGCGGAGAGGTCTCGTCATTAAGGTGCTTCCTGATGAGCTTCCCAGTTCCGCGAAGCTCGTCGTTGAAATCGCGAACCTCCTCATGATCCTCATCTGTGGTCTCGTAAGCCAGAGAAGTCAGGTGGTCGCCAAAGAATCGAGAGGCGAGTCTCGTCCTAATTGACGACATCGACTTCAACTGCTCGATCTTCCTGTCGCTACCTATGTAGGCAACGTGAACAATCGTGTTATCAGTCTCAACCATCGACGATGCGATGATAGTGAGGGTCTGATCGACGTGACCACCATGCGGTGCTAGTCGAACTTGGGTGTTGCTTGTGGTTTCTGTGACCATCGTAAGCATACCGATGGCTGACTGCTGCTTGGGTGATAAATTCTTGTTTTCTATGGGCATAGTTCGTACTCCTTTAATGTTAGATGTTTCGCTTCAGTGTTACCTCACTGTTCTCGAATAGATCTCCTGCCTCGTTCATCCACATAAACTTACGCTTCGAGTTCTTAACAAACAAAACTCTGCTAACAATCTCACCGGCAGAGTTGATGTGGTTGTACTCAACTACCCGCTTACCTCTGGTCGAGGCTCGCGAGGTCTTGCTTACTTTCTTTGCCATTAGCGATAGATGTTCAGCACACCACAGACGAGACTGATATTGAAGCGATCATAAGGGAGGTACTGGTAGTTCTGGATAAACACGCAGTTGAGCGGTCGCTTGCGAATCCCGTTGGCGCGAAGAACTGCTCGCTCTTCTCGACGACGCTCTCGCTCCTCGACAGTCTCAGGTCGCGACTGGTCATAGAGGGGACGAGGCTTGAAGGTCGGATCATAATCCGCTGCCAACGCACCAGTCGCAAAAAGCGCGACCACCAAAAAACTTCCAATAATCTTCTTCATTTCCTATCTCCTTTAGTTTTCTTTGGACGGGCTTGTTTGAGTGCGACAAGTGCGGTCGGCCCGTCTTTGCGACTAGGTTTATAAGCACTCTCCCAGTTTTGATACTAACATAGATTAGCGTGTCTTGTCAAGTTTTTTGAGAGCATCCTTGACTCGCATCAAAGATTCCCATTGTGCGTTAGACAGCGCATCCGCTGGATTGACGTAATCGGGGTCCAGCAAATTCATCAGTGTTCTCGTTTCGGCCAGTAGTTTCTCCATCAGTTTCTCCCTATTCACTTTAGCTTCAAATCCTTCTGTGGCTTCTTTGTGGTGGGGAAATAGCGATGACGACTACCGACGCCAACCTTACCTTCCTCCTGAAAGTCCCTGAGAGCCTGTCTGACGTGAGTTACCGATAGCCCGGTAGCTTCGGAGATTTGCTTTGTCGTGTAGCCCTTGCAGTCCTTGATGACGTTCCAGACCCTTGTGTTCCGCTGTCTCCTAACGGAGATCACAGTACCTGATTTGGTCTTCTTCGGCTCTAGCTTCGGGGGCTGCGGCTTCTCCTTTCTCCTTTCATCTAAGTCCACAACCCTACCCTTCGGGAACGTGCCAGCCTCGCGAGTCTCAACCACCGTAGCGCCCCCAATAGCGTCTGCAATCGAATCGAGATCCTCCCACCATTCTGTCATCTTAGCAGAATCGCCGGAGAAAAGTATTTTGGCATCTTCGACCACTCGACTGCTCGCAACAGTCCAGTTGCCCTTCTCGAATGAGAGGGCTTCAACGTCGGTGGGAACGATGTAGGTTGGACGCTTCTGACCATCATGTGTCTCTACCTTAACGATGTCTCCTTTGCGCTTGATGATCTTCATTTAGAACTCCTCGAATGCTTCGAGTTCATCTTCTTCAACTTCGCTGATCTGCTGAATGCTGCGAACTCGCTCGTAGGTCACATCGATAAACTCACTCTCGATCTCTGGCAATTCGTTCGAGCCAAAGAGGTTCTGCTTGCCATCAGTCTTAGCCTTGAACTCTCCAAGCTGCTGCGCTTGCTCCTGCGTAAGGTCTCGAAACGTCTCTCGCCTCTTGTCGAACAGTAGGTACTTACTACCGATCCCACCGAAGCAGCCCCGGCGCAGCTTCTGCAACGACATCTTCGCAACGCCACTATCAGGGAAGTTCAGATTCTCAGATCTCTCGATGATGAGCACGTTGTCTGCAATCTGCTCAATCGAAGCACTGCCACTGAGGTCACGAAGTGAAGGCATCTTCTTATCCCTAGCCGCTCTGTTGACGTGAGCAACAAGCAGGACGTGGACGTTGTTTCGAGAGGCGAACTCCTTGACCGTCGCCATCGTCTCGCTTATTTGCTCATGCGAGGTTGCGCTCGCATCTTCGATTGCGTTCTTCAGATAATGCAAGTGATCCAGAACGACAACCTTAGCACCCCTCGACCTGATAGCTCCCTCGATCCTACGCAGCGCCTCCGCTGCCGTAACTCGCTCCTGCGATGAGAAGCTGAGAGGTATCGATGCCAATCTATCCCTAGCCTCGATCAGTTCTTCGACGGTTACCTTCTCGCCCAAGCCATCGAGTCTTTCTGACCAGAACTTGCCAGTCATCTGCTGATAGATTCGAGAGGTGAAGTCCTCCTCGCTGCACTCCAGTGATGCAACGTAGGTCGGGATGTTCTGATCTGAACTGAGTTGGAATGCGAGGTTAGTGCTGAATGCGCTCTTACCAGAACCGACGTGGGCAGAGACCACCGTAACCTCCCCCGCCCTAAGACCTCCGATGAGTTCATTGAGGTTGTTGAGATGAGTCTGAATACCCTTGGCGCTGTCGTTCAGGAGCATCTTACGAAGGTTGTTGAAGACGCTATCATCTCCGATTCCCTTAACGCCTTCCGGCTGAGAGAGTATGTACTGCTCCGCTTCGGTGATACTACGCAGGATGTCTTCGCGGCGACCCTGAACCATAAAGTCGCAGATGTCTTTGCAGTCTTCCTGATCATCAGGCAGCGTGACAATCCACGCCTTGCTCTGGAGCAGCTTTGCGATCTTCTCCGCTCCATTCTGACCGGCGAGATCTGCATCGAAGCAGACAAAGATCTGACCAAACTCGCGCAGCATCTTTATTAAGCTGCTTTCTTCTGTCATGCCGCCGCCAGCACCAGAGGGAAGGCTTACGACGTTCTCGCTACCACCAAGCAGGTCGAAGAGAGCCATGGCGTCCTCTTCACCCTCAGTGACGTAGACCCTCTCCCTGCCTTCGAGAAGTTGACTGCCGAATAGGGGTAGGTCTGAAACGCGAGGTACTTGGAAGATGATCTTCTTGCCGTCTGGGGTCTTACCCTTGTTCTTGATCGTGATGTAGTCTCCGTACTCATTGAAGTACGGGAACGTATACATTGGTCGAGGGTCTCCATTCACGCCAACCTGATACATAGAGAGTGTTGATTTACTGATCGCACGATTCCGATAGAAGTCCTTGACCAGAATATCATTCGACATCAGCCTAGCGTGAGGATCTTCCCAAGGCTCCTTCTCTTCCACTTCCTCGACCTCCACTACCAACTCTCTCTCAGGAACGAACTTCTCTACTTTCTTCACTGGAGTGTTATTCGTCAGACCTAGCTGATTCTTCGTATCCATGATCGAAGGCAGGGCAACGCCAGCGTGGCTAGCCAACTCCGTCACGGTTCCGCGCCAAGCGCAGTTATTGAGTCGCTTACACTCGCCACCGCCAGTGGTGACGTTAATGTGCAGCGAACGCTCGTTGGGTTCGCCGCCGTCGCATTCGGTGCATTTAAGCTGAACCCAGTCGCTATCACTCCTCCTTCGGTGCCAACCTTCTTCGTCTACTGCCAGAGCAAATATCTGTACGCATCTCCTATTGTGCTGTTCTAAATCCATAATCGATCTCCCCTTTGTTATTTGTGTGTAAAACTAGAAACCCCCTCGCCAACTTAGTGGGAGGGGGTCTCTTTGTTGCTGGTCTCAGACTTAGAATGGAACTCCATCATCTGAGGAATTGCTATTGCTACCCTTCTGATCGAGCGGTGTTACCTGAGAGGAGCGAACCTCCAGCGAGACCTTGGTGGTCCCGTCCTTTGCCTCGTACTCCCTCGTAGTGAACGTACCACTCACGCAAACCAACTTGCCCTTCTGGCAAGCAGCTTGCAACCAGTCGGGCATCGATGCGAAGTTCCAAACGGCTACGTTGAGCCAAGTGGTGGACTTCTCGCCCTTATTGTAGTGCGATGAGGCGAGCCTCAAATTCGCGTGTTTGTCGCCATCGCCAAAAAACTTCGGGTCGGCAGCAACCCTTCCAACAACTGTCAAATTCATAGTATCCATTGTTCCCAATCTCCTTGCCGCATCGCGGCTTCTTGTGCGCTAGATTGCGCTTTCGTCTATTGTATCTCGTTTTCGGATTCGAGTCAAGTCGCCAAAGTCGCCATGGCAATCAGGCGTGCGGCAAAGCCGATAAAAGCCGCCACAGCGATCCCAGAGAAAACTGCGCTGACAAGGTAAATGACCTCGACCATTTTCAGGATCTCGAAATGAGTGTCATTCATCCTAGCCAAGAGTTCGTCAATCGTGTCCGTATCGTCTTCGTAAATTTCATTGTCCATTTGTTCGTCTCCCATAGGCGCATTCGCGCATTAGCTTACTGGTCGTTGCAATCGCCAGCCAATCATCATCTGCCCTCTGCAACTCCCGCTCTTTATAAGTACCTTTTCCCAAATGAACTGTCAAGCACTTATTCACCTTCTGCTTAGTGAGAGCTTCCCACATACGAGCGTAAGCAGTTATCTGTAGTTGATAGGTAGGCGAGTTGCTCTGCCCCTTAATGTCAACAACCCAGATCTCATCTTCGTACTCGAAGACCCTATCGATAGTTCCAGCGATGAGTAGTTTGCTATCAGCAACCTGTGCTTCGATTGCTATCGGTTTTGCCAGAGGGTTGTCATCCCTCCACTTTCTCCAAGCGTTAAGCGCAGGGACTAGCCTCTCATGCACAGTGCTCTCTTCGAGAACTCCAAGGTCATCGAGTTCAGTGACGTAATGACGAAGAGTTCCTAAGCGCAGCGCCCAAGAAGGGATACCTTCGTAGCTCTTGCCTCCAAACCCGAAGTCGCTGATGACGGTGGAGACGCTGCGGTACTCGTCGTCTCCGACAGTGTAAACATGAGCCTCTTCGTCGAACTTCAATTCTGGACAGAGATCATTACCCGTTATCATTGCTCGAAAACCTTTTATCACAAGAGTGTAGCAGTATCAGATATTCTAGGATTAGCATCAAGCAGCCACCGTGGAAGTGATTGCCGCGAGATCTTCTTCGGTCAGAAGAGAAGAGTCTTCGCTCTTGGCCTTATCACCAGTCACCGACAGGATCAGGCTTTTGATCTCCTTAACGTCGCTGTACCCGTTCTCACCGCACCAGTCGAAGAACTGCTTCTGGACACCGTTGCGCTTCTTGGCGCGAGTCTTCTTAGCAGGGGCTTCTTCGGTGGCATCGGTTCGCTTGGGCGGCTCGATCTCATCGCTCCAGTGAGGCTCCGAAGGACGCTCATCGCTAACAGGCTTCGTAACGACAACATCAGGAGAGAATTCCTTAGCTTCGTCGGGATCGTAGGTTCCAGCAGCACCGCTCCAGCCAACAGACTTGAGTCCGGCAGTGATGGCGCGAGAGCGCAGCATTGCCTTCGGGTAGGACTTCCAGACGGGAGAAGTCAGGTTGGCTCGCTTCGCATCCTGCATCGTGAAGTGCTCAACGTGCTTGTCCTTCCCATTAGGGTGAACCAGAACCAACTTGGCCTCAGTGTCGTTGAGGGTCTCGAAGGTGGCGCTGCCACCTGCATCCTTGAATCGCCCAAGCTGGGAATCGGCAGCCTCGACAACCTTACCCTTCACGACCTGAAGGCTACGAAGGGCACGCATTGGCTCCAGACCAAGTTCACCACCGGCGACGATGATAGCGAAGGCTTGTTCCCACTTGTTCACCGTACCCGGCAGC